GCACCGCTCAGGTCGGCACCGATCAGGTCGGCACCGCTCAGGTTGGCACCGCTCAGGTCGGCACGGCTCAGGTTGGCACCGCTCAGGTTGGCACCGCTCAGGTTGGCACCGCTCAGGTCGGCACCGCTCAGGTCGGCACGGCTCAGGTCGGCCTTTTCTTTCAAAGCCCACTTCACTGCTAAGCCAAGTTTTAAGCTTGGTGGAGCATCCAGCGGGCAATCAATCTCTGCTGTGAATTGAATGTCGCCAGTCCAACGATTTTTGATTTCGAATTTCATATTGCCCTCACTGTGGTTGTGAGGGGATATAAGCATAGCGCAATTTGGCTGTCAACAAATAATTTGGTATGCGAGCAAAATAATTTGTTTGCAAATAATTTGCCCGTATGTTATGGGCTGTTTTATGACAACAATTCCTGAGATATTCGACAAGCTGGGTGGTATTCAAAACGTGGCTTCTCTTATAGGCTGTAAATACTCATCCGCCAGCGAAATGAAGCGCAGGCAGATAATTCCCGTCTGGCATTGGCCAAAGCTAATTGATGGCTGTAAAGAGAAAAAAGTCAAAGGCGTTAATCCAACGATTTTGATGTTCCTCCATATTAAGGATCGAAAATGATGGCTGATGCTTTGGCTGGCGAGAAAGATGGGGAGAAGTGAATAATGGGAACGTGGCATAGCGCAGAAAAGAAAGCTGAAATCATCAGCTTTCGCGGTCTTTTGAGCGCCTCAGAAGTTGGCAAAAGTTTTGGCCTTTCAAGAAACGCCGTGATTGGCATTTGGGGTCGTTCATGTCCGAAGCCAATTTCACCGGATGATTTGAGGGTCATTCAATCTCGGTCGCAACGTCATGTTTGGCTTCGCAGGCAGGAGTTACAATTTTGAGACTTGATATTTCAATCAGCCCTGAGATTTACGGCGAAACCCGCCGCTTAGCCAAATCTCTTGGCATGACGCAATCGGCATTTATTCGCGCCCAATTGAATAAAGCGCTCGGCCTTGTTGAAAGCGATCCAAAAATGAAAACCGAATTGAGGGATGCGGCATGACAAAAACCAGTTTTGCACACGGGCAGTTGAAGCAGATTATTGAACGCATTGAACGGCTCGAAGAAGAAAAAGCCGCGATTGCCGCTGACATAAAGGAAGTGAAGGCGGAAGCCAAAGGGTTTGGCTTTGATATTAAAATCGTCAATCTTGTTCTGGCCCTTCGCAAGAAAGACCCATCCGAACGCGCCGAACAAGAGGCATTGATTGAGACATATTGCGCGGCCCTTGGCATGATCCAAGTCGATGCTTTTGATGATCGTACGCGCACGAAAGAAACACCTGATGTCGTCCAAAAAACGCCTCAGGCTCAGCCGGAAGAGGTGGCCCCTGCGCCCCCTATTGAAGCCGCCTCTTCCGCACCCGCTGCTCAGCCAGAAACAGACAATCTTGATCTGCCGGATTTCATGCGCCGCAAGGGCTTAACCAAAGCCGATTATTTGAGGGCAGGTTGATTATGACGCGCCAATCAAATCTGAAATTCAATTACGCAGCACCGCAGAAGCGTCAAAACAAAGAGGCCACGTTGCAGGCTGAAATTGTGCAGGCCATTCGCATATTAGGCCATGCGGGGCTTGTGTGGGGCGCTTCGATGAACGGGGTGCATTTAGGTCTGCGAGCCGCCCAACGCATGAAAGCGCAGGGAATGCAAGCTGGCGAAGCCGATTTATGGTTTCTGATTGCAGGCCACTATTACGGCCTTGAAGTTAAAAACGGTAAAGAGGGTGTGCAATCCAAAGAGCAGAAAGATTTTGAGGCCCGCGTCAATGCGGCCGGCGGCACTTACAAAATCACTCGCACGTTAGATGATGCGCTTGAAACTCTATCCGCATGGCGCGTGATTAAACCGATTGCGCGCACCCGCGTTGTAATGGCGAGGGCGGCCTAATGCACACCTGCACCACATGCGCTCATAGCGGCGAGAGCCTTGTTTACAGCGTGGCTTGTTTCAGGCCGAAGCGCTTTGCCTCTGGCCGTGTGCTTCGTGCGCCGCCCAATGTTGGCTTCTCAACAGACTTTGAGACTGGCCATGCTGATATTTACGAAGGCCGAGCCGATGGTGAAAATTGTGGCGAGACGCGCAGGCATTGGAGGGCAAAGTGAGCTTCCGCGAAGAAATCATTGGTGATTGCCGCCTGATTTTGGGTGACTGTAGGGATGTGCTGCCAACTTTAGGCAAGGTTGATGCCGTGGTGACTGATCCTCCTTATGGGATAGGCTATGACGGCAACGGAGGCAAAGGCTGGACGAACTTCAACGCAGAATGGGATTCCGAACGGCCACCGATAGAACTATTCCAAGCCATTCAAGCATTATCCGATAAACAAATTATTTGGGGCGGCAATTATTTCACGGACTATCTGCCTCCCTCAATGCGGTGGCTTGTATGGGATAAGGGGCAACGCGATTTTTCGCTTGCCGATTGTGAGTTTGCTTGGAGCAACGAAAACAAGGCCGCTCGGATTTTTGACTACGCTCGCGGCAAGGCTCTCCAAGACGGGAAGCAGCACCCAACTCAAAAGCCCATAGAATTGATGAAGTGGTGTCTGGAATTTCTGCCAGATGCCCAAACCATTCTCGACCCCTTCATGGGCAGCGGCACAACAGGCGTTGCCTGCGTGAAACTAGGCCGCAAATTCATCGGAATTGAAATAGACCCTGCTTATTTTGAGATAGCATGTGAGCGCATTCGTAAGGCATACGCGCAACCCGATCTATTCATCGCCCCACCAACACCAGCGGCCAAGCAGGAGGCAATGCTATGACTGTGCCACACCTCGACCCATATACCGTATGGCGCTTATTCCTAAAGGGCTACACCTTCACTGAGATAGCCCATTGCTATGACACTAGCCCATCTATTGTTGCGGCGCTGGTAGGCCGCATGGGCGATACGGAATACCTCTATTTTCGTGAGGTGGCTTGATGAGTCGTATTGCAATTCCAAAATCAATTCGCTTTGAGGTTTTTAAGCGGGATGCCTTTACATGCCAGTATTGCGGCTCCAAGGCCCCAGACGTGGTTTTGAATGTTGACCATATCAAGCCCGTTTCCAAGGGCGGCGAAAACGCAATCGTCAACCTCATCACATCTTGCTTCGCCTGCAATTCTGGCAAGTCGGATATTGAATTAGATGACAACGCGGCCATTCAAAAACAACGAGCACAACTTGAAGCCTTGAACGAGAGGCGTGAGCAGCTTGAAATGATGATGGAGTGGCGCGAATCCATGAAGGGTTTGCGTGGCCAATACATTGAAGCTCTAAGTAAGGCGATGGCTGATTATAGCCAATTTGTTCCGAATGATGGCGGAATCCGTGAGATGGAAAAGTGGCTCTTGAAATTCACTTTTGCGGAATTACTTGCGGCCATTTCAATTTCATTCCCTCAATACTTGCGCCTTGATGACAAGGGTGAAGAATTGGATGGGACATGGAGTAAAGCTTTCAACATGGTTCCTCGCATTGCAAAAATTCAGCGCGAAGGTGGCCTATCTGAAAACATGAAGGCTATTTTCTACATTCGCGGCATTCTGCGTAAGCGCCTCAATTACGTGAACGAGGGTGCGCTTATTCCAATGCTCAAAGATGCCGCCGCGGCTGGCGTTGATTTGGAGGATGTAAAAGCCATCGCCAAAGAATGCCGCTCTTGGACACAATTTCAAAACGATCTGAACTATTTGATGTTTGGGGACTGACATGGCACGCATCCGCAGCATTCATCCTGGCCTATTCACCGATGAAGCTTTTGCCCCGCTTTCGAGTGATGCTCAAATGCTTCTTATTGGCATTTGGACAGAGGCTGATGATCAGGGCGTGTTCGAATGGAAGCCGTTGACGCTCCGCATGCGGCTTCGCCCTGCAAAGGATGGCGATGTGAATGCACTTCTCGATGAGATTGTTGCTTCAAATTCAGTGAAACGGTTTGAGGTTGAAGGCAAGAGTTACGGAGCAGTCCGCAATTTCCGCAAATGGCAGCGGCCTGAGAAGCCGAAGCACGTGCACACGCTACCGCAAGACCTTCGCGGCTATGTTGGCATACCAGAAGAGGAGGGGAATAATCTCAGAAAATTAATTTGGGAAAAGGCGGGAGGCAAATGCGTCTATTGCTCCGTTGAGGTGACTTACTACTCCAAGAAATCGAATTCACTTGAGATTGATCACGTTGTTCCAAAAAGCAAGGGTGGCAGTGATGATGAATCAAACTTGGCTTGTGCTTGCCGGGGATGCAATCGCGCCAAACATGACATGAGCGCGGAAAAATTCGCACAGTATCGGATTGCGAAAGCCTCCGAAAACAATAATTCGGGCGGCGAAAAACTCCGACAAACTTCCGAGACGCCGAAAGTCCATTCAGAGGAAGGAGGAAGGAGGGAAGAGGTAGGAGGTAAAGAAGTTGAGTTGAGCGCGCGCGAGACTGACACACGTGAAACAATTCATCAGCCTACTGATCATCAGCGCACTGACGGTTTAGAAACTCGAATGCGTGAAGCCGCTGGCTGGCTATCACATCCAGCCCCAAACCTTTTCGTGACTGGCCCGATCGAAGCCCTGCTAGCCAATGGTGCTGATCTTGAACTCGACGTTCTGCCCGTCATTCGCCGCGATGCACCGCGATGTCGAAGCCCCAACTGGAAATTTTTCACGGCTGCAATTGCTCAAGCCCGTGATGATCGTCTCGCCGCTGCAAATCTGAAATTTGAGGGAAAACCCAATGCTCAACACCATCACAAGCCCAATTCAATCGCGGGAAGTTTCGCAATCGTCGATGCCGCAATCGCAAGTCTCGGTTCAGGCGAGACTTTTGACGGCTTCACAGAACGCCAAGAAAATGCTGAGAGCATTCCCCGATTACTCAAAATCTCCGCCTGAATATGTGTCCGCAATCGTTTCGCTTTTGGCGGAATATCCGGCGCACATTCAAGAAAAGATTTGCGATCTGCGCTACGGCGTTCCTTCAAAAACCAGCTTCTTGCCCACACCAAAGGACATCACCGATATTGGGGAGTTTTTGGTTAAGGATGAACGTGAAAGCATCGCATATGCAAAACGCTTTAGCGGCAGAGTTAGTATTCACACACCGTCAAAGCCCTATCGCCCGTTCCCACAACTCTGGGCGCATTTCGGCGACGAGGTGATGGACGGTATCGTTCACAAGGGTGCCGACTTTGAAACGCTGGATGCGGCATGTCGTGCGCTCATTGTCGAAGGCCAATATGTGGCCATGTCACGCCTAGGCATCCCCACACACCAAGAAGGCAAAGCAGCATGACAGAATTGAACATCGATTCATTCCGATCCGTGTCTGCCGTGAACAAGGATTGGATGCAAAAGGAGAGGGAAAAAACTGACGCTCCATCTTGTTTTGGTTTTGCAGCGACTGAACCCCCTTCGGTGTCATATGCGAAAGAAGATGTTCAAGAACTAATTGAATTTAAACCTGAATATGAGACGTTTGACGAAAAAACCAAACTTGGATTTGGCGTAGT